TTCGTCACGCCATTCCTTGTACGGTAGCGTATCCACAATAGCATCGGCAATCGAATCAGTAGAAAGAACGGGAGACAAATGCTTAAAACGAGGATCCCAAGAAGCATAACTATCACAACCCGTAGACACCAAAGGTAACGAACCATATTCTTTATACTTAGAAGGGTCAACATTGTTTGCTTCATTACTAAGTTCTCCCTTAGGCATCCCAAAGCCAGCACATTTAAAGTTACAACCAAACGTTCTCAAAAACACTGAAGGCACGCCCATATAGCGACCTTCACCCTGTATGCTATAAAATAATTCTGCAATCTTAATTTTGCTCATATTCACTTCCAAAAATAGTAGACCATTTTTTTAATTTGGCAATTTTATTATCAGCGGCAATACTTACTTGTTCGCTATCTACAAGATCAAATGTAATACATAAGTCAATCATGGCTTGTAGATCACCCAACTCTTCGGCTAGATGTTCTCTGTTTGTTTTTGGTTTGCCGGGTTTAAAATTGTCAATACCAAAGCGGTCGCATTTGCTAACTGCTTGTATAACTTCAGCACATTCTTCTTGTAGAATGTTCAATATTTCTTTGGTTTTTGTAATCATAACAAATTATATGACATTTAGTCAGTAATGTCAATTGTGGGATTGTCCTTTTCAGCAGCAGCTTTCTTTTTGCGAGTTTTTGTCTCAGATGCCGTTTCTCGTTTTTCCGGATCTATTGTGTCCAATTGCTTTTTCAAATAATCAATCAAATGACGGCCTGCTTCTGAATCTTCTGCATTTTGAATAATAGAATCAATGTCCATATTCTCCATGAGTTTATATTTCGTTGCCTGTTGTTTCTTTTCTTTTTGAATTCTGCGAATAAAGGCAAAGTAAATAATTTGAGTATAATAGGCAAAGGGATTAGATGATTTTGTGGGATCAAATTTTGCAACAGCAGTTAGGCAATTTTCAATGCCGTCTGAAACCATATCATCTCTAAATGTGTAATTGATAAAATTAGATTTATAAGATAAGTGTGTTGCAATTTTAATAAAACATTCACCTATGTATCGAGGTACTCGAGTCGGTTCCTCTCCTACAGCTTTGGCTTTGTCTAATGATTCTTTATATTCTATAAGAGCAGCAAGAAACTGTTTGTTGTTTACATAATGAGCAGGGGCCTTAATGGAGGGTTCTTCTAGTTCCTCGATTAATTCTAATATCTCGCTCTCCGGTGTCGTCGTTGTTTTCGTCATTCACATCTCCTAAAGATTGTTCAAATTTTTCAAATAATTCTTCAATAATTCCATCATCTGTTTCTTCAGCGTCATCGCTTTCATCATACAGCTCGTCTTGGTTGTCTCTACACATTATATACTCTAAGTAGTTATTTTTCAAGCTTTCTTTGATATTTGTAGCAACTACAATTTGATGTACAGGTATTTCATATACGTTTTCCTCAGAGAAACTGAATAAAGGAAACAATACGTATGATTCGATTAACACACCATCTCTAGGCAATCGTAACATATTTAAGATTACTGGGTCTGATACACTAATGCAGATGTGAGGCGTAAGAATTTGTAATTTACTTTTTCTTCTTCCATTATAATGATACCTTTACTAATTTATAGTTAAAATGCTCATCATTATAAATTTTTATTCGTTCAATCATATGTAATAATGTATAATTCTTTTTAGATTTCCATGTTAAATCATCTGCAATATCATATAGTTTACACGATGTTTTACTTTCACTTGTTCTTAAACCTCGGCCAATAGATTGTAAATTTCTTACTCTCGATTTTGAAGGTGACGCAAAAATAATATTATGCAGGTTTTTAATATTTATTCCTGTAGAGAAAGTACCATAGCTAGCAACAATAATTGCATCAGTTTCTGTTTCAGTAATTCTACGAATATCTTCACGCTGCTCAGTATCAGTTCCACCATAAACAAAAAACACTTTTCGATTGTCCGCCTTTTCTTTAATCATATCTTTTAAAACTTTGCCATGTTTTTCAACATACTGAAATAATACTAATGTATTGCTCGTTTGTTTTATTGCAAGGTTTCTAATAAATTTATTTCTAGCTTCATGCTGAACTAAAAAATCCATTTCATCTTGATACGATTTTCCTTTTTGTGCCTTTTTAATTTCATCAGAATATTCCAAGATAATATTAAAAATTTCTAAGTCGGCAAGTGTTTTATCGTTAATTAATTTCTTAGTTGTTGTGACTTTATAAACTGGCCCAAACAATCCTTCTAGAACTAATTTATGGGTATGAGTACCATCCAATGTCCCCGTTGTCCCAACTCTGTATGGAGTGGTAGTACATTTATTTAGTATGCTTGTTAATGACTTTGCTTTAAATAAATGAGCTTCGTCACCATAAATTGCTTTAAAATCTACAAAGAACTGTTTGGGCAATTTATAAATTGATTGCCAAGTACTAATGACAATATCATATTCATTAGATTTTTCGTGACCACCATAAATGCGATGGCAATGTTCTGAAGCTTTCCAGCCATTCAAACAAGAATAATCTTGAAAATCCGAATACATCTGTTCAACTAAAGAAGTCGTTGGAACAAGTATTAATTGTCTACGACCAACTCGCTCATGCCATCTGATTAAACAGTAAATGATAAGAGATTTACCCGACCCCGTAGGGGACAATAATAATCTCCTGCCATCTTTAATTGCTTGAAATACCGCATCAAATTGATAATCCCTAATTTGTATAGGTTTACCTTTTGAACCAACATTTAGATCTTCGCAAAACTTTCTAACTATGTCGTAAGTAACTGCATCGTTTTCTTCTACATAATTGGAATAATCAATAACATAATCTCGTTCTTCACAGAATCGTTCTAGGTAACTTTTTAATCCAACATATAATTCTTGTGTGAACATAGAGTAAAGTCTTACTTTACCATCCCACATACGAGATTTATAAAGAGGATGAAACTTAGCACCAGGAACGTCAAAAGAAAAATGATCGTTTAACTCTTGACCTATTGAAGGCTCACATCTTACTTTTAAATATGCTTCGTCTTTTTTCGATAATTCGATATCTGCCATTACATCATGCCGTTGGTAAATTTATTCCATTCAATAGCATTTTTAATATCCCATGTTCTACTATTCAAAGAGCGAATGATTTGTTCTAACTGATACATCACTGTTTTAAAGTATTCGACTTTATCTTGATATATTACAAGATCGTAGTCGACAGTTAGAAACTCATCCATTTCGTTCTTTAATGGTTTATTGCCTTGCCATTGTTCCCACCCTTCGTCTGTTAATTCTGTTTGTGACATTTCGCCGCGATAATAACGATATTTCTTACGGCGACAATTCAAATAATCAGATTCAGCTTTGCGAAGGTTGAGGCGTGTTGAGGTTAGGTAGTTCAAATACTTGGCATGAAGGTTAGGAGTCCTTGCAGACTCTTGGCCAAGATTCATCTCATTAATCCTACAATCCTCTACCCATGATTCTTGTAGATCGGATAATTTCATAATATAATTTACCTATTTAACCAACTTGTATAATTTGCGCAGGATTGCCCTGGAAGTTGAATGAACCGTAGTGGTTCAAGGAGATTGAAGGATCGAGCCAGATTTCTCCGCCGATATCTTGCCAGCGTCTGCTGAATGTGTAGTCCTCAGACAAATAACGCTTGTCTTTAGGATCAATCATTGTATCGAAGAATGCATAGAAGTGAGGGTTCAATTCTGGAGGTGTATTCAAATCGTTGTTGTATTTCAACTCTGGATACTTCTCAATCATCTGGTCGATAACTTCACGCTTAATCATCATGAAGCCTGTAGCTCCATCATGTAAACGAATTAGACCATTCTCAATTGCAATTTGTTTTGCTTCACGATTTAGGAACTTAAAGTTAATTGCGTAATCGCTACCAAATGATGCAATTGCTTTGTCATCGATTGGATCGTTCGTTTGTTTAAGGCTTTCACGAATGCGCTGCCAATTAACGCCCTTCTTAGGGTAAGCGCCGACTGCAACATCTTTGTTGTGTGCAATTAATTTAATAACGTCTTCAACCTGAAATTCAATGTCGGCATCAATAAACATTAAGCGAGTGAAATTGCTTTGTAGAAAATATGCCACAAGAACATTACGTGCTCTTGTAACTAAAGATTCATTTGCAATTGTACCAAACGCGATTGGAATTTGATGTTGATTGCAAAATGTTAGTAACCGAATTGTTGATCGGAAATACGCTTCCGTTAATTGACCGCCGTAGCATGGGGTCGCAATAAAGATTCTTTCTTTACGAAGAGCATCTAGACTGACTTCTAATTTTTTCTCATTAGGAGCAGCTGCGCTAGATTGTTGTCCCGCTTTAGGCAAGTTAGGAACAGGGGGCAAAGCCATAGGCGATACTTTTTTAATTTTTTTATCCATAATAACTCCAAGTTATATTATAAAGGTTCTACTTCGAAAATAGTATATTTGAACGATGCTATCGCTGTAAAATATTCTACGCTTGCTGACGCAATATCAAAATCTAAGGCTTGTAGGGACACAGGGAATAGATTTTTAAATATTATATTTACTTTAGGCGTATTTGTCGAGTCGAGAATAGTCAAAGTACCATCCGAGTATGCCAAAACTTCTTCTTTTCCGCTTGTTTTTGTAACAAACGGGAATCTGCTCGGCCTATTAGTTGTAAATGTTTTGAATTGCGAATAATTGTCAGGAAATCCTAAAGCAATTAACCACCTATACATTTCCAAATAATTGGACATATCCTCAGCTATAATGAAACGAATTGTAAATTCACCAAAATTAATTTTGTCACCTATTGTCGGTACATCGATAAAAGGCGTTGGTTGTGTAGCAAATCCTAATTGTAAGTCAGGGATGTTTGCTGATTGACAGGTAAAAGATGTCTTAGGCATGTCCTTAATACTAAACTTAAATGCGTTCGGTCTTAAGAAATCATTTGTCGTGGGTGTTGAATTTATCCAACTATCTTTTACGACATCAATGTTTGCAGTATAAGCCATCTTTTTCCTTTATGCTATCTATATATTTATATAGCCTGTAGTGTGTGCAAAGATTAAAAAAGGGGGAATTGCTTCCCCCTTTAAATCCGATCTTTGCCGGCTTGATTACATTAGGTTAATAACCTTAGTCTTACGATAATACTGATTGCGGCCTGCTGTAAATCTATCAGCATCTGCATCAGATAAAGAATCGCTAGATGTAACGTATGGGTTAGCAATTAAACCGTAACGTGTCTTGAAGCCAATCTTTGGCTGGAAGCTGTTAGGATCGATAGCACGAACCATTTGTAAAGGAACATATGGGCAGTAGAACATACCTGCGTCATATGGGCTAGAACCCTTATAACCAACCATGTAAAACTGATTAGAAGCGCCTAGGTTTGCAGAATACGGATCAATGTAAACACGATAGCGTCCGTTTAGAACACCTGCGAATGTATTGCCTGTATCGTCAACAGTTAGACCTGTGCTCAAAGCTGGAGTGTAGTCTAGAACACCAGACATAGCTAATGCACTTGCAACGTCTGCAGAGCAAACGATGAAGTTACCTTTACCACGACGTGTGTCTTGTGCAATGTGGTTAGCATCACGTTCAATGTTGAACAATAGACCTTTGAAACGCTCTACAGACCAACGACCATTAGAATCAACGTCTAAGTCGAATGTGCCGGCAGTTGCTGTTGCTGGAGAACCGTTCTTTGCAACTTTGTAAATTGTACGAACAACTTCGCGATTAATTTCAAACATAAACT